GAAGAATAAAACAACGAATATTATTAAAGAATGTACCAAACGAGTTTAGCGAATAAATAACCGCCTATTATAACGACTGTTGCGGGGAATCCTAATTGTAAATATCTCTTTCTAAATTTGCGTACAATCTCCAGGTGTTTAAAATCAAAATCCTCTGCGATCTTCTCGTAAATTAACACTCCGACACCAATTGCAGCTGCACCAATCAAACAAGAAATTGGCTCATTTACGATAAACAATGGAACACTATTTATTTTCACTAACACACAATCACCACCCTAAAAATTTTCGAATTCTCTCTGAATAGCTTCTTTCATAGTGAATTGAGCGATTTTCTTCATCATTAATCTGTTGTGCATAATCCCATAGTCCGTCTGGAATTGGAGGAAGGTTTTCTAGTTGCTCAACTAATGGATCATAGACACTTGTAGTATACTTGCCGAAATCCCAACCTCTATCATAATTAATTATCATATCTCCATCTTCCCAAATTGCTAATTTACTTACACGACCACCATAAATACCGTATTCGCTTCCTTCATCATAAACTTTAGCTTCGAATGTATAGTCGCTATAATTACCACTAATCCACAAAGGATTTCGATAACTGTGTTTGTAATTTAAAGGCATTATTCTAATACCTCCTTATAAATCTCATTAATTTCAATCCAATCCTCAAAAATGTTATATCCTTTACCATCACAAAAAGTACAATCATCTACATAACTTTTAAATTCTTCTTCATATCGGTTATTGTAGTTGCCAGTTCCGTTGCAATACTTACACATTTCTTTGTAATAAGCTTTTTCAACTCTTTGCATACAACCCTCCTAACTAGACGTTAGAATAGTCGTTGGAATATACGTCTGATAAATCTTATGTTGTTAATAACTTGTATTATGAATAAATATTTTCGTTTTTTTGAATAAATTTTTTCGAGAGGTATTTTCTTATTGAAATAGAAGTAGTTAATTGGTGATAATATGAAATGTTATATAGAAGATAAAATAAAAAAGAGTGGATTAAGAAAAGGTTTTATAGCTGAACAGTTAGAGATTTCTCCACAACAACTTAGAAAATGGATGAAAGGAGAGTATTTTCCTCCTGCCAATCAATTATTTAAATTAGCGAAAATTTTAAGTTGCAAGGTAGATGAACTGTACGATTTTGAAGGTGAATAAATGGTTGTTAAAAAAGGAATATGTATGTATTGTGGAATTGAAAAGATGGTTGCACCTGTAGAAAAATGGGATGGTGAAGGTGTAACTAGGTGGTATTGTGAAGAACATTATTATGAAGCAAGAAGCCAGGAGGAAAAGGATAAACAAGGATTTATTGAGTATTATAGTGATCCAATTAAAAGAAGTTGGTTATCTCCGAAGAATTTAGAATTATATAACCGATTAACACAAAAATAAAAAAGACCTCCAATTAAGGAGGTTCTTCTTTTTGTCCGATCCCTTTAAAATGTAGGTGCGACCGGTACCTTCCCTACAGGTTTATATATAAACAGTATTATCCTTAAACCATAAAAACGTAGGTCAAAACAAAGGGAACGACTCTTCCCTCTTAAGCGTATGAAAAGACTACGCTTAATTCACCCTGTTCTATTTTGCTAACGCAAAACAGTATATATTTTTTAATTAAAATGCGTAAGTTCTTCTAAAACCATTATAAAATAACCTGTCAACAAAAACAATAATGTTATTCTTCGTAATTTCTTATTAAAAAGTGAAATACCGATTAGTTTTTCTTATGACCTAAAATAATTTACTCCAACTTTTAGGACCGACAATACCATCAGAAACGAGTCCATTTTGCTTTTGAAACTCTTTTAAGGCTCTAGCAGTCACCCCATCAAAAACACTTGTTACAGGTACGTTTAAACGCTTCTGGATACGTTCTACATTTTCACCTTTGCTACCCGTTTTAAGTAGTGTTCCAGGATAAACAGGAGGATGAAGAATATCACCTACACGCTTTTTGAAATCCTCAAATAATGAAGGATTTCGTACGAATGGAGCAGGACAATTCTTATGAGTAATATCGTAGTGACGCACAATGTCTTTTTCAGTTAAACTATATATTTTGCATAGATCCGCTATTACTTCTGCGGTACGTTGAACGGTTAAAGGTGAAATTGTTTCGTCATCTTCTACACACATTTCAACACCGATAGAAAGCTTGTTAGCGTTAGGTTTTAATTCGTCTACACCTCGATAAGGCTTACCTAATAAAACTTGTGCGTTGTCATTTGCGTGATATGCGACTTCGTTTAACGGAACGATACATACAGCTTCTTTTGAATCAACAAAGATATGAGCTGAAGCAGTACGTTTATTTTCGATTGCCGAACCGTTGAAATAACGTTGGTGATTCTCTGCACTTGCTCCAGGATTACTTGTCCAATGTAAAACGATTTTTTTTACTCCATTTAGCAAAGTACCTGGTCTAGTGTATTTATTCTTCTGGATAAAATCGTTTCTCCATTTCGTCATTACTTCACATCTTCTTTCTTATGGTTTTTGTAAATACCATGAATTTGAACTGCTACTGCTGCAACAATCACAACTGCTTGAACTATTAAATCCTGTGTAGTTTGTGGAATATCTATCCCAAACAGACCTTTAATTGCCATCGCTAATACTAAAATAATTGGTGCGATCATCGTTTTTGTCATATTACATTCCTCCATTCAAAAATATAAATCCAATGATACCGATTAGTGTTTGTCCAATGATTAATTTAACTGCCCACGCTGTGTTATCTTCGATTTTCTTGATGTTCTCTTCCAACACGTCCACCCTTTTTTCTGTAACTGCTAAACGAATTTCTAATCCGTTAAGTCGTTGCTCGAAGTTTTCCAACCAGAACACCCCCTAAAATAATAAAAGACCAACTCGAATGAGTTAGCCTTGTTTTTTACTCTTATTTGATTGATTAGCCAATATAAACATAAGGAGGAAACCACCAACAAAAACGATTGCCCCACCTATGATAAGTATACTTCTTGCTTCTTCTGAAATAAATGCACTTATAAAATCTGCGATAAAGAATAACGCAAATAATATGATTAAGAATAACCTCAATTCATCACCTTCTTGGCATTTTTGCCAAATTATTAATTTGTTCTTGTAACTTTTTAACCTTGTCATTTCGTTCTTTGTCACTAATCGAATTGTTATTTTGAACTTGTTTCATAATCTTTCGAATATCACCGATTTGTCTAGAACGACGATTTAATTCAAGCCTTAGAGGTTCATTTAGGTTTTTAGACTGTACCCCTTGTTTCACATAATCATTGTGCGCTTGATCTAATTTAGTCTTTTCATCATAGAAGTTACGAAGTGCATCATTTGAAAACGTTGGGTCTGCTGTTACTTTTTGCTTTAATGTATCACCAACCGAACCACCTTTAGTTGTTAAAGGTACACCTAATTCAGATAGTACCCCACCGTAGGATTGAGCTAAATAATCTAGTTTTTTAGGTGATATATTCGTTAGATTTCCTATAAATTTAGCAGGTTCACTTGTTCGTCCATCATATTGATAACGAGGTGATAAGTTTTGTAAATCACCAGGAACAATAGGTGCGTTATTAAAATTCTTATTCGAAGGTAAATCTTTTAGAACTGGATGTAAAATTGTTCTTGTTGGTGGGTAGAAGTTATCTTGAATAGTATCTGAAAACTTCGCAAAAGCTTCTGGATCATGGTCACTCCATGCACGTAAAGTTCTTTCCACATCTGAGCCAAATAATACACCTAATTCACGAGGTTTAGGAATTTTAATAAATGTGCCATCACCTTTAGGGATTAAAAAGTTATTATCTTTTACATAATCACTTAGATTTTGATAATTTGGGTCTTTGTGGTTAATAGTGTATAAAACGATACTTGGAATCGTAATTGCAGTAAATGCCTTAACAGAAGCTTTTACAGGGTTATCTTTAAATGTTCTTACGGTTTTATCAAGTCCTTGTAAAGCTGCGTTCATATAAGGAATAAAAGCATCTACTTCTTTTGCCACATTACCATACTTATTAAAGTTTACAGTAACGTCATTCGCTTCAAATAATCCCTTCATTTTCGCATCATAACTATTATCATTCTTCGTGATTCGTTTGTATTCCGCTAAACGAGGTGCAGATTCTAAAGCATTGTTTAAGTTTTCAATCTTACCAATCCCTTTGGATAAAAGAGATTTTAGGTTGTTCTTACCAAGAATTTCATTTTTACTTTGGGCTAATAAATTTACATCTGACGAGATTGGACTAGAATGACCACCCCCTACAGCTTTAAATGAACGATACAGATCATCATTCTTTAATACACTTACAAGAGAACCAACTAAATCTTTACCAAACACTACAGGGTTATTAGTAGTTTTTGAGTTAATATATGCAGTTGGGATATCTCGGAATATATTACGAGTTAATGAGAATACTGGGTTAATCCCTGTTGTTAAGTTCTTCGTAATACGAGTTAATTGTCCTACAGCTTTCACTACTGTATGTTGTGCTTTAGGTGCAAGATTAGTTATTGAGTCTAATAGTTCTGGATCATGCACACGAACATGAACTTTTTGACCATCGACAATACCTGTTACAACATTTCCTTTAGATAAGTCTGGTTTTTGGTCAAAACCTACATTCAATTCGTCCATTAAACCTTCAACACCATCTTTGTGAAGTGTATCCATAATATCAGTTGGTGTATTTTTAGTTGGTACAATTTCTGCAATACCTTTAAATGCTTCTGGGTCTTGTGAAATGTTATGAATGAATGTTTGCATAACTTCATTACGTTTAGCAGTTTTAATGTATTTATCGGTATGTTCAATTGTACTTTCAAGAGGACTAACGATTTTACGTTGCGAACCTACACCTTTTTTAATCGGGTTGGTTTGACCTGCAAAACCTTTTTTAGCTCCGTTACTGAATGTAGGACGTTCGATACTATCGAATATACGTTGATTAGGCACATAGTGAGGATTAGCTTCTAAGTAACCTTTCCATTGGTCTTTACTCAAAATACCTGTATCTACTAACCATTTTTCACCTAGTTGTTTATTATATTCATAGTATTGGTTGGCTAAGCCTTTAAATTCAGGATGTTGTTTCTCGTATTCTAGTACTTTTGCTTCAGATTTAGCAGAATTCATTTTCATTTCATCTGGAAAGACTTTTTCGCCACGATTCATACGAGTGATAGCGTGTTTGTTGATCAAATAGTCCTCAAATAACTTTTCTTTCTTTTTCGGTATTTGACTAGCAATATCCTTTAATGAATTTCCAACTACCTCACCATTTTTATCAACCATTTTTTCAGTTAGTATTTGTTTACTAATCTGATCACTACCTCTTGAATTCAATCCAAGTGTATAAGTACTTTCAGTTGGTTTTAATTTTTTTCCTAATACCGATTCAACCGTTTTATCAAATTGGTTTAATGAATGTAAGTTGTCAATTCCTTTGATGTATCCTTTTTTCGATAACTCTTTAATATTTAACAAATTTTTCTTCGTTTTTGTATCAATATGACCTAAAGTATCTGGTAAAGGGTCACCTTTTTTATAAGGAATATGATCATTAACAGGAACAATTTTCTCTGCTAAAGGTGCGGTTGTTGGGTCTAATGCTTCGATTTTCATAGCTTTTTCTCCAGAAATCTTAGTTTCTGGCTTAATAATAGCTTCTATTTTTTTAGGATTCGTAATTTTACCTTTATTTACAGTACGATCAAGTAGTTTTTTTGTAGTAGGTGGTAGTTCTTTTGGTAATTCTTTTGTATGACCACCTAAAGCCTTACCAAACAAAGTAGCAACAGCTGCGTTAGTTGCGATATTTTTTAATTGCTCACTTTTAGAAAGGTGATTACCTAATTGTTTTTCGTGTAAGTTATTTAATTCACCTGCAGTTGCACCGACTACCCCACTACCAATTGCAGTTTTAATGCCTTTTTTCGAGATAAGATTCTTTGCTACTTGTTTTACTCCACCTTTTGCAATTCCACTTACTCCTAACGCAAGATTAACTTTATCTTGAGTGTTAGACATTTCTTGTCCTGTTTTGACTGCTTCTTTATCTTTCATGTAAGCAGGAAGTTTACCAGTTACTTTTTGTTGAAGTAATCCAGGAATACCAAACGCTTGGTCATTTACATAGTTTTTCCCAATGTGGTAATCTTTATCTTTTTTAGGTGTATCTTTATGATCTGTGTTGATTAATCCACCTAATGAAAGAATGTTATTGATGATTGGATGTTCTTTTACAAAAGAAGAAGGATCTTTTTTAATTTTTCCTTTTTCTTTCATTGTATTTACAAAATTATCAAAAGAAGAACCTACCCCATTTGAGGTAGGCTTATTTTGTTTTTCCCATGCAATACGTTCTGGTGATTTCTTGAAAGGTAAATTTTGATGATTCTTAACAGGTTGTTGAACCGTTACTCTATCAGGATGTTTAGTTTGATATTCTTTTAAACGATTAAACATCCCTTTATCAAAACCTTTTTTCGTATCATAACCGAACATTTCGTTATACTTTTGTTGAGTAACCGCATTATCTTGCGACATACCCATCTTTTTTCGAGCTGCATTATATTCGTCAACTTTATATTGGTTATTTACCTTAAACGATGAACTAGCTTTCAATTCATCTCGTTGTCGTTTATTACTTTCATTTACACTTTGTTGACGAAAATCATCCATTACTTTTTTATTTTTAAAATAACTTTCAGTAGCTTGTCTAAAAGCATCGTTATATTGCACTCCAACTTTTTGCGCTAACGCTTGAGCAGTTGCAGTTGTTGCATGATCATAATATTGTTGCACTGCTTGTTTTTTATAATCAGCTCTTTGTTTCGTTTTCTGTGCTGATTGTGCAGTTTTTGCACTTTTATAAACTTTAACCGGACCAAACGCATCTTTTTGCCAATTATTTTTAGTCACTTAACCATCTCCTAGTATTGGAGTTTTTTCATTTTATCAATATACGCTTGTGTTCCATAAGGAATAGTAGGATTTCCTGATTGACCTTGTAAAATCGATTGGTAATAAGCTAATAAGTCATTATTATTGACGTTGTTAAGGTCTAATGTAGGTGGTTGATTTACAAAGTAAGGATTAGCGTAAGGATTACCACCTGGTCCTCCGCCATCAGCTTTTTTTAATTTCATTGAGTTAGCAAACTCTAACATCATGCGTTGCCTATCAGCTGGACTCATTTGATTCCAAGAACGGTCTGACTCTAACACTCCACGATTAAAACTACGGTCACTTTCAAAATTACTACGCTTAAACTGTTGATTCCATTGGCTATTTCCAATATCATTCTGACGACCTGCTTCTGTGCGTTGACCATTGTAATAACCTGTTACACCTGCTTGGTCTAATCCGAAATTACGGTTTCTATCCATTTGATCAAAGTTATTCTTATTTACATCTAAATTGTAATAACGATTTGTGTTCATATGATTAAAATCTTGGTCACTCTTTGCTAATCCGTAATTTCGATCACTTTCAAATGAGTTTCTGCCGAAGTCACGATTATTCGCATATTCATTGAACATTTGAGAACGTAACGCATCACCACGAGCTTGGTCTTTATCTAATAAACTTTGTGCATAGTCTGCAACATTACTCATTTTTTGAGCGTTTAGTCCTGCGATTTGACCTTGCGAAGCAATTGCAATTTTTGTGAGTGCATCTTGCGCTAATCCACTATGAGCCAATCCACGAACTGCTGCACTTTGTCCACTATCTAAATTATTCTGATACTGTTGAGCTTTTACACCATCGACCGCTTGTTGGAATAAAGGATTATAACGGTCTTCTGCTCGTTGTTTCGCAGTATCATAGTTTAGATAGTCATAGTTAAATTGAAACGGACTAGGTGCATTGTAAGTAGATTGAGTTGGGTTCACTACACCAGTATTAGTAGGGGCAGGAATAACAGGATTGCCCTTGTTATTCTGCGCCTTATT